AACAAATAGAAGTAGAACAAAATGATTAATTATACTTGGAACTGTAGAACAGTAGACGCTTATCCTCAAGATGGAGATTACACAGATGTTGTGTACAATGTCCATTGGATAGTAACAGGCACTTCAGATGTTATAGACCCTGAAGGAAACCCATATTCAGCTACTAGTATTGGCACGCAAACGCTTAACACTGAAAGCATAACTGATTTCGTACCTTTTGAGCAATTGACCAACACAGAAGTTGTTGAATGGACAAAAACTACAATGGGTCAAGAACAAGTAGATAATATAGAGTCTGGTATAGAATCTCAAATAGATAATTTAATAACACCTACAAGTGTCACACTTACAATAGAAGATCCTGAATAATGGAAAAGTTAACGCAAGAAGAGCTAGACATTTTACAAGATTGTATTACTAAGTATAACAATGTAAAAATAAGAATAGCAGACACATTTATTGCACAGGATACTCTATTGAAAGAAATAGAATCTTTAAAAGCTGCGTATATGGTTGAAGAAACCAAATTAATAAAAAAATACGGAGACGATACAGTCATTAACGTGCAAACAGGAGAAATTTCTAAAAACAAAGAAGAGTAATATATGGCGCAGATAAGTACTTATAGTTCAATACAGAACCCAACATTAGACGATAAATTAATTGGCACTGATGTTGAAAATGAAAATTTAACTAAAAATTTTACAGTATCAAGTATTTTATCATTGCAGAATGTTGACCTTACTAATGTATTATCTGCTACGTCTTATGCAGCCCAAGAACCTAGTGGTTTAGATTCTCCATTACAAGTAACATTTGGAGCTGCTCAAAATACAGCTTCAGATGCTGTGATGTTAGATTCGGCAGGTAATATAACTTTTAATCAAACTGGCACATATTTGTTTAATGGATATGCTACAATTGAAAGACAAGGATCTTCGGGTGGGGTAGCTTCGTTATTGTTTAGAAGTCTTATTAATGGGTCTCAGGCAAGCACTATAAAAGGGTTTGATTTGGGTAATACTCAAATAATGATACCATACGAGGTAACAGTTCCGGTAAAAATAGAAACAGCAGGAACAGTATTAACTTGGGAGTTGTTAAGAGATTCTAGCGGGGTAAATTCTGGTGGTATATATAGCCACACAACGTCTAGTTCTTGGGATAATGTCCCATCAACTCATTTTGATATATATAAATTAGGATAATGAGTATTATCAGGAAGATATCTATTGGTCCTGATTACAAGTCAGGAGCTATGCATTATATTGCAGGACAATCTATTCTTAATAATTCGCACATTATACATTTAATAAAATTTAATAAAAATAATTCTATAGAAATATGGATTGAATCTGAAAATAGTGAAATAATTCTTTGGAAGGAGTTCACGGAGTCAGTACCTGTATCTATTGAATACAACATAAACTTTTAATGAAATCACCGTTTTACTTTATAGTAAAGCCATTAAAAGGAAGACGATACGACAACACAAAAGAGATAGCAGGACTAGAGCTTGTTGTAAGTACATCAGAAGAGGACCACAAGTTTTCTAATAGGTATGCTAAGGTTGTAGAGCTTCCTATAGGCTACACAGGAGGGATTAATGTAGGAGACACCTTACTTGTCCATCACAACGTTTTTAAATTTTACAATGATATGAAGGGTCGGCAGAAAAGCGGAAGAAGCTTTTTTAAGGATGATCTTTTCTTTGTAGATGACGAGCAGTTCTTTATGTACAAGAACGATGAAGGTTGGAACGCCCACAGCAAGTTTTGTTTCGTTGAGCCTATTAAAACAGAGGAGTCTGTTATACTCAAAAACACAATAGAAGAGCCTCTTGTCGGTACTATGAAGTACCCGAACGATTACTTAATATCTAACGGGGTTAGTGTTGGGGATAGGGTAGCCTTTACGCCTGATAGCGAGTACGAGTTTACTGTTGACGATGAAAAGCTTTACAGGGTGTATGACCATCAAATAACCGTAATATTATGAACGTAAAAGATACCAAAAAAAAAATAATAGAAGCGGGTCATAGAGCTGTTGAGCAATTAATAAAGGTAGCGAAAGAGGATATTATAAAACACGATCCTGAAGACGACTTGTCGGCTGATAAGTTAAAGAATGCAGCAGCTACTAAGAAGTTAGCTATATTTGATGCGTTTGAAATATTAAATCGGATAGAACTAGAGCGAGAAAATTTAGAGTCTGCTGAGAAAGGAGCAAGTAAAACAAGCACAAAGCAAGGATTTGCAGAACGAAGGTCAAAATAACTTAATAACCGTACTTAAGGATTTTTTGCCAAAGGGTGTCCTTAGAAATAAGAACAAGGGTAAGACTTGGGAGTATGGCTATAATAAGAAATATGATATAGTTGTAATATCTAAAACGGGAGAGGTAGGAGAAATAGTATCAATAAATGGATTAGTTATAGCGCTACCACTAGCACCGAGTAAAGTATACCAAAGAAGCAAGAAGGAGAAGGATCAATATTGGGAGAGAGAAGATTTGCCTAAAGAGTTAAGTAAGATTAACTCTATATTCCAATGGAATGAAATGCCTTCCGAATTTAAGGACAGGTGGGTCGATTACATTGAATATGAATTTGACAGGCGTGAGTATGGATATTGGTTTATGTCGAACGGTGTGCCTACTTACATAACAGGGTCCCACTATATGTATCTCCAATGGACATCAATTGATGTTGGATACCCTGACTTTAGAGAGGCTAATAGGATTTTATATTTACATTGGGAGGCTTGCAAAGCAGATAGCAGGAGCTTTGGTCAAGACTATTTAAAGATAAGACGTTCGGGTTTTTCTTTTATGAGTTCTTCTGAATGTATTAATACAGGTACGCTTGCAAAGGATGCAAGGGTCGGTATTTTGTCCAAGTCGGGTACTGATGCTAAGAAGATGTTTACCGATAAGGTAGTGCCTATAAACAGCAGGCTGCCATTTTTCTTCAAGCCAATTATGGACGGTATGGATAAGCCTAAGACTGAGCTTGCGTTCCGTGTCCCTGCAGCTAAGATTACAAAAAAGAATATGTACGAGACTGTCTCTGATGAGTTGTATGGTCTTGACACATCTATAGATTGGAGGAACACAGACGATAACTCGTATGATGGTGAAAAACTATTGCTGCTAGTCCACGATGAGAGTGGGAAGTGGTTAAAGCCAAATAATATACTTAACAATTGGCGAGTAACTAAAACCTGTCTAAGACTAGGTAGTAAGATTATAGGTAAGTGTATGATGGGTTCTACATCAAATGCTCTCGATAAAGGTGGCAGTAATTTTAAAAAGCTTTACTACGATTCGGACGTAACTAAAAGGAACGCGAATGGCCAGACTAAGAGTGGGCTATATTCTCTTTTTATCCCTATGGAATGGAATATGGAAGGGTTTATAGACAGATATGGTCAGCCTGTATTAAATACTCCCGATCAACCTGTTATGGGGATAGATGGTGAGATGATCGAGCAGGGTGCAATTAACTATTGGGAGAATGAAGTTGAATCATTAAAGAACGACCCTGATGCTTTAAATGAGTACTATCGTCAGTTCCCAAGGACAGAGTCACACGCATTTAGAGACGAGAGTAAGCAGTCTATATTTAATCTAACTAAGATATACCAACAGATAGATTACAACGACTCGTTAGTTAAAGAACATCACGTCACAAGGGGAGGCTTCCATTGGAAGGGTGGAGTTAAGGATAGCGAGGTTGTATTTACTCCTGACAAAAGAGGTAGGTTTAACGTAAGTTGGACACCTAATAAAAACCTTCAGAATAGGGTGATTTCAAGGAACGGGACTAAGTATCCCGGCAATGATCATATAGGTGCATTCGGGTGTGACTCTTATGATATATCAGGCACAGTAGGTGGTGGCGGATCTAATGGGGCGCTACACGGTGTTACTATGTTTAATATGGATGACGCCCCGAGTAATGAGTTCTTTTTAGAATACGTAGCTCGACCCCAAACGGCAGAGATTTTTTTCGAGGACGTTTTGATGGCTTGTGTGTTTTACGGTATGCCATTGCTTTGTGAGAACAATAAGCCTAGGCTTTTATACCACTTTAAAAACAGGGGGTATAGGGGGTTCTCTATGAATAGACCTGACAAGACCTACAATAAGCTGTCTAAGACAGAGAGAGAGCTAGGGGGGATACCTAACAGTAGTGAAGATGTTAAGCAGGCTCACGCATCCGCAATTGAGTCATACATAGAGAAAAATATAGGTTTTGACACATTGGGCACGTATAGAGACCCAGACGAGATGGGTACTATGCCGTTTAATGCCACACTTGAGGATTGGTCAAAGTTCGATATAAGCAATAGAACTAAGTTTGACGCTTCAATAAGTTCGGGGTTAGCAATTATGGCTACCCAAAAGCATTTGTACGTAGCTGAGAAAAAGCAATCAAAAATAAAGATTAACTTTGCAAGATACAACAACAAGGGAAATACAAGCGAGATTATTAGATGAACGATGTTAAAATAAACATATCATCTACAGGCTTTCCGAGTCAATTTGTTTCTGATGCAGAAAAAGCAACAGATGCGTTTGGGTTACAAATTGGACAAGCTATTCAGTACGAATGGTTCAAAAAGGATTCGGCACAATGTAGATTTTACAGTCAATGGGGGGAGTTCCACAGGTTAAGATTATACGCTAGGGGCGAACAGTCTGTTGGCAAATATAAGAACGAGTTAGCTGTTGATGGTGATCTAAGCTACTTAAACTTGGATTGGACGCCTGTGCCTATACTACCTAAGTTTGTAGACATTGTTGTTAACGGTATGTCTGACAGGTTGTTTAAGGTTAAGGCTTATTCTCAGGATGCTATGTCTCAATCAAAGAGAAGCAAGTTCCAAGAGATGATTGAAGGGCAAATGCTTAACAAGCCATTGCTAGAAAAGATAGAGCAGAATACAGGTGTCAATGCTTTTACAGTAGACCCTGATACTTTACCTCAGTCAGATGAGGAGCTGGCGTTGTATATGCAGCTTAATTTTAAGCCTGCTATTGAGATAGCTGAAGAGACGGCTATCAACACAATGTTTGATGAGAACAGGTACGATGACATTAGAAAAAGAATTGACTATGACTTAACGGTACTAGGTATTGGTGTTGCGAAACACGAGTTTTTACCGGGATCAGGAGTTAAGGTAGATTACGTAGACCCTGCTAACATTGTATACAGTTATACGGAAGATCCTAACTTTAGAGATTGCTTTTATTGGGGAGAGATAAAAACAGTTCCAATAATAGAGCTTAAGAAGATTGATCCAACTTTAACGAACGTAGATTTAGAAGAGATATCTAAAAGCGGGCAGTCTTGGTACGACTACTATAACGTAGCTCAGTATTATGACAACGATATATTCTACAGAGATACCACTACTTTAATGTATTTCAATTACAAGACAACTAAGAAGATTGTCTATAAGAAGAAACTTAAAGAAAGCGGTGCTATTTCTATGGTAGAAAAAGATGACAGCTTTAACCCACCTGAAGAGATGATGGAAGAGGGGTCATTTGAAAAGATAGAAAAGACCATTGATGTTTGGTACAATGGCGTGATGGTTATGGGGACTAATATAATCCTCAAGTGGGAGATGGCTGAGAATATGGTTAGACCAAAGTCAGCTAGTCAGCACGCACTCCCTAATTACGTAGCAACAGCACCAAGAATGTATAAAGGTAATGTAGAGTCATTGGTTAGACGGATGATCCCTTTTGCCGATCTACTTCAAATAACTCACCTTAAACTACAGCAAGTTATATCTAAAGTTGTCCCTGATGGCGTGTTTATAGATGCAGATGGACTAAATGAAGTTGACTTAGGTAACGGTGCGGCTTACAATCCTGAAGATGCATTAAGATTGTACTTCCAAACAGGTAGTGTAATTGGTAGAAGCTATACGGGAGATGGTGAGTTTAATAACGCTAGAGTCCCAATACAGCAGTTAACTTCTAACTCAGGTGCTTCTAAAGCACAGATGCTTATAAGTAACTATAACCATTACCTAAACCAAATAAGAAACGTAACGGGTCTTAATGAAGCTAGAGATGGGAGTTCTCCTGACCCTGATTCATTGGTTGGGCTACAGAAATTAGCAGCAGCTAACTCAAACACAGCCACTAGACATATACTAGACGGAAGCCTATATATGTACAAGACTATAGCTGAAGGTTTATCTTACCGTGTTGCAGACGTATTAGAGTATGCTGACTTTAAGGATGAGTTTATAAATAAAATCGGCAAATATAATGTATCTATATTAGATGATATAAATGATTTATATATCTATGACTTTGGTATATTTATTGAAATATCCCCTGACGAAGAGCAGAAGTCAATGCTTGAGCAAAATATTCAAATGGCGTTATCTAAGGGTGACATAAACCTTGAAGATGCTATTGACATAAGGGAGATTAGGAATATTAAATTAGCTAACCAACTACTTAAAGTTAAGCGTAAGGCTAAGCAGGAGAGAGAAGAAAAAATGGCTACTGCGAGTCAGCAGATGCAAGCACAGCAGCAGATGCAATCTCAACAATTAGCTGCACAATCTGCTATGCAGAAGATCCAAGCAGAGTCTCAAGCTAAGATGCAGCTTAAGCAAGCTGAGACTGCATTTGAAATCGAGAAGATGAAAAACGAGGTAATGTTCAAGGAGCAGCTTATGGATAAAGAGTTCCAAATGAATATGCAACTTCGTGGTATGGAAGCGCAACAACTTCAAGGTAGAGAAGATCAGAGAGAAAAAGCTAAGTCAAGTAGAATTAGCCAACAAAACTCTGAGCAATCAAAACTAATAAATCAAAGAAAGAATAATTTACCACCTATGAATTTTGAATCTAACGAGGATAGTCTAGATGGGTTCGACCTAGCGGAATTTAACCCTAGATAAAACATAATTATTTTTTGTTTAATTTTGCATAAAATCAAATCAAATGGAAATTAAAGTAAAAGAGGTAGGTGTTGTTGAGGAAAAGTCTGTACAGCAAGTTGAACAGGAATTACTCGAAAAGCACGAAGAAAAGTTAAATGAAGAGGTAGCGAGTGAGGTTGCCCCTGAAGAAACTGAAAGTGTAGAGCCTGAAGTGGAGCTTCAAAAAGAAGATTTAACTGAGGAGAGTGTTCTTTCATTTATTAAGAATAGGTACGGTAGAGATATAAGTTCTCTAGATGAGCTAACAGCAGCGAAGGAATCTGAAAAGATGCCTGAAGATGTTGCGGCTTATTATAAGTACAAAAAAGAAACAGGTCGTGGACTCGATGATTTTGCAAAATTGCAAGTTAATTACGATGAAATGGATACTGATAAATTGCTAAGAGATTATCTTATGGCAACTGAAGATGGATTAGATCCCGAAGACATCGAAATGCTTATGGAGGACTATTCCTTCGATGAGGATTTAGATGACGATTCAGACATAAAGAAAATAAAAATAGCACGAAAAAAGACTATTGCTAAAGCTAAAAGCTATTTCAATGATCAGAAGGAAAAGTACAGAGTTCCCCTTGAGTCAAGCCGGGATTCTATTTCTGAAAGTGATGCGAAAGACCTTGAGGCATATAAACAATATATAGAGTCAGCAAAGACTTACGAGGAAGAAATAAGCAGAAAGCGTGATTGGTTTAATAAGAAAACTAATGATGTATTCGGAAGTGAGTTCAAAGGTTTTGAGTTCACGCTTGACGATAAAAAAGTTACTTTTTCTCCGGGCGATGCAACTGAACTAAAAAAGATTCAATCTGACCCTCAGAACTTTATAGGAAAGTTTTTGAATGAAGACGGTTTAATCGAAGATGCAGTTGGATACCACAAGGCTTTGTCTATTGCAATGAATCCTGAAAAGTTTGCCAAGTTCTTTTACGAACAAGGTAAAGCAGAAGCTACGGATGATGTCATACGTAAGACGAAAAATATTAATATGTCTGAGCGTAAAGCACCTGAAGTAACTTCTAAAGGAGGGATGCAAATTAAATCTCTCGGCAACGACTCGGGTAGAGGTTTAAAAATTAGAAGTAAAAAATAAGTTAAAAAATTAAAAAAGAAAAATTATGCCAGGAACTGTTTTAACAACCCCAGGTTTTGATTTGCAGCCAAGTGCACAGCAAATACCAGTCGCAACAAATTATATTACCAACTTTGATTTCTTGAATCAGTATCTACCTGATACTTACGAGAAAGAATTTGAAAGATATGGTAATCGTACAATCTCCTCATTCCTTAGAATGGTAGGAGCAGAAATGCCTTCTAACTCTGACCTTATCAAATGGGCTGAGCAAGGAAGACTTCACATTAAATATGACAACGTAACCACTGCAGCAATAGCAGGTGCTGATACCGCTACATTTACAGTTGCAGATGCAGGAGTGCCGGGCACTAGCCCATTAGTTCCTGCTACTGATGTTTCTCTCGCTATTCGAGTGGGGCAGACTGTAATGATTTCAGGGACTACAGGAAGCAACAAAGCTATCGTTACGGCAGTTGGTTCAGGTGCTACAAATGATGAGTTTACAGTTGCTTACTACGAGGCAGGTGGACAGGCTTTTGCAGCAGCAGAAGTTGTAAGCGTATTTATTTACGGTTCTGAGTTCAAAAAAGGAACTGCCGGGATGGATGGTTCTTTAGAAGCTGATGATAACATTTTCGAAACTTCTCCAATTATCCTTAAAGATAAGTATGCAGTATCAGGTTCTGATATGGCTCAAATCGGATGGGTAGAAGTAACTACTGAGAACGGTGCTACAGGATACCTTTGGTATATGAAGTCAGAGCACGAAACTCGTTTACGTTTTGATGACTACCTAGAAACTTCAATGATTGAAGCTGTTCCTATGGCTAATGCTACAAATGCTGCTTTAGCTAAAGGGTCTGAAGGTATTTTCTACACAGTAGAAAACCGAGGGAACGTATGGTCGGGAGGTCATCCTGGTACATTAGGAGATTTTGACGACATTATCAGACGATTAGATAAGCAAGGTTCTATTGAAGAGAATGTTATTTTCTTGAACAGAGAATTTGGTTTTTCTATCGATGATATGTTAGCAGCTCAAAACTCTTACGGTGGGAATGGTACGTCTTACGGACTATTTGACAACGATAAGGATATGGCTCTTAACTTAGGTTTCACAGGATTCCGTAGAGGTTATGATTTCTACAAGACTGATTGGAAATACCTAAACGACCCAACTATGCGAGGTGGTCTTCCAGCAGGAGGTGAAGTTGTAAACGGATTATTAGTACCTGCGGGTTCTACTACTGTTTACGACCAAGTTCTTGGAAAGAACGCTAAGCGACCTTTCTTACACGTACGTTACCGAGCTTCAGAAACTGAAGATAGACGTTACAAAACGTGGATTACAGGTTCAGCAGGTGGTGCAATGACTAACGACGTTGATGCAATGGAAGTACACTTCCTTTCTGAGAGAGCTGTATGTACTATGGGTGCAAACAACTTCTTTATCTTTAAAGATTAAGAATAACTAATACTATAAGGGGGGTGTGAAACATCACCCCCTTTTTTTTAAAAAAATTGTAAATTAAATTAAATGAAAAATAAAAAAATAGCTGTAGATAAAACCTACAGATTAAAATCAGACAGAGCTCCCTTATCGTATATGATACCAACGAAAAGTTCTAGGAGCTACTCATTACTTTACTTCGATGAAGAAAAGAATGAAAACAGACCACTTAGATATGCTAGAAACCAAAAGTCACCATTTGAAGACGAGCAAGATGGCAATGTAATTTTAGAGCCAATTATTTTTGAAGATGGTATGCTTCACGTTCCTAAAAACAATCCTGTGCTTCAGGAGTTTTTACATTATCATCCTATGAATGGAAATAGATTCGTAGAAGTCAATCAAGCTAAAGATGCAGAAGAAGAGGTTGAAATATTAAACTTAGAGGTAGATGCACTTGTTGAAGCAAGTAAACTATCTATTGAGCAGATTGAATCATTGTCTCGTGTATTGTTTGGTAAAGATACGTCTAAGATATCTACTGCTGAATTAAAAAGAGATATATTGATTTTTGCTAAAAGCAATCCAAGTGACTTTTTGAATGCTATTAATGATCCAACAGTAAAGATCCAAGGTACAGTACAACTGTTCTTTGATAAGGGGTTATTAACCTTTAGAAGAAACAAAAAAGAAATATGGTTTAGTACACCATCTAATAAAACAAGAATGCTTGTTGTGCCATTCAATGAAGATCCATTGTATTTAGCAACATCATACTTGCAAAGCGATGAAGGAATAGAATCTCTAAAAATGCTTGAAAAACTTATAGAAAGTTAACAAGCATTAAGCTATATGTAATAAGAGTCCGATTTTCATCGGACTCTTTTTTTTTTGCTATCTTTGTATAAAAGTTTACAATGATAAACTCAGTAAGAAATACAGTGTTTTCGGTTCTTAACAAGAACAACTATGGATATATATCTCCACAGGATTTTAATCTGTTTGCAAAGCAAGCACAGCTAGAAATTTTTGAAGATTATTTCACGAACTACAACACATCGATAAATAAAGAAAATGCTAGAGTGTCAGGTACAGAGTACGCTGATATGACAAAAGGCATTGAGGAATCTATAGATACGTTCTCAGTAATTAAGAATTTAGGACAAAAGAGCTATAATAAGTACTTTACACCGTCTCAAACAACCACAGGTGACGATTACTACCTATTGAATAAGGTGTTAGCTTATACCACGTTTAACGTGGGCGGTACGAATACATCGTTCTTGATTAATTCATTGGTTGATAATACAGCTACATTTACGGCTACTGCTGCTGTGGGGGATATAGTGGTAAACACATCATCTCTTGAGCAAGCGGAAATATTAAATGTACAAAATAATACGACATTATTATTAGACGAAAATATATTTATTTTGCCGAACCAAAACTACTCTATATTTAAGCCTGAAAAATATCAGGTAGAGAAGGTTACAAATAGTAAGATTAGTATGTTAGCTAACTCTATTCTAACAGCACCAACTAAAACATTCCCTGCGTATTCTTTGAATTCTGATTCGGTAACTGTGTTACCTAAGACGATAAACAATCCGGGCCAAATATTCAGTCAGTATATTAGATACCCTAAAGACCCTAAATGGACGTATAGTACGTTACTAGGAGGTCAGCCTGTGTTTAACCAATCGCAGCCTGACTTTCAGGACTTTGAGCTACCTATTGACGATGAGGTAAGGTTGGTGACTAAGATACTGCAATATTCAGGTATGCAGATAAGAGAGACTGAGGTAGTCCAGTTTGCTAATTTAGAAGAACAAAAAGATAAACAACAATAATGGCATATATATCACAGTACCAATATTACGAGAATGGAGGGGCAGCACCTGAGAATGAGAATTGGGGTTCTTACCAATATGTCAGCCTATACGACATAGTCAACAACTTTATGTTGATGTATAGCGGAAACCACTCATTAGTAAATAACGAGGAAAGATTTAAGATTCTATTTCACGCAAAAAGAGCAATACAAGAATTGAACTACGATGCGTTTAAGGAAGTAAAAGTATTAGAGCTATCTGTAGATGATTCATTAAGATATATTTTGCCCTCCGATTATGTAAATTGGGTTAGGGTTTCTATGTACAAAGATGGGGTTCTTTCCCCTTTGAGTGAGAACATCCAAACATTAAGCTCTCAGGCATATTTACAAAGCAATACAGGCAGGATTTTATTTGATATAGATGGCAACG